GATCCCGTATGCAAGGAATCCGCGCAAAAACGCAGATGCGGTCGATAAGGTTGCCGCGTCTTTACGCGAGTTCGGTTTCCGACAGCCCATAGTTACGGACGAAAATCTGACGGTCATCGTCGGCCACACTAGATTGCTGGCGGCGAAGAAGTTAAGCCTCACGCAAGTTCCCGTCCACATAGCGGAAGGACTGACTGCTGCACAGATCAAGGCTTATCGAATCGCCGACAACCGAGTCGGCGAGGAAGCCGAGTGGGATTTCGGTGCTCTTAAGATTGAATTAGAAGACTTAAAAGATGTCGGCGAAGATTTATCGAAGACTGGTTTTGATTCCGACGAACTATCCAAGTTGCTCGCGGAAGTAACCGAAGGACTTGTAGACGAAGACGCAACGCCAGAGATTCCGGTAGAGCCGAGAAGCCGATTAGGTGATATCTGGATATGCGGACAGCATCGCGTCATGTGCGGTGATAGCAGCGACACGATTTCTTTAGACAGGCTGAACAACGGATTGGTTCCAGAGATGGTTTTTACCGATCCTCCGTATAACATTGATTATCGCGGAGTCGTCGATAAACGCACCGTAAAAAACGACAAAATGCCTGATAGTGACTTTGTTGATTTCTTAACAAATACTCTCTGGTCATCAGATACGATGTATGTATGTTGTTCATGGCAATACGCTCATTTGTTTAGAGAAGCACTTGAAAGAATTGGACGATCTCCAAAGGCGATGATTGTTTGGGATAAAGTAAACCCTGCTCAAAATCTTGATAAGTATTTTAAGCAGCATGAAATCATTTGGTACGTTGGTGAATTCGGTGGCCAGAAAACTTTGCGAGGAGATATCTGGGAAATAAAGCGACAGAGAAACACCGTTCACCCAACCATGAAGCCGGTTGAACTTATAGAAATTGCCATGAAAGATCAGCCAGATAAAAAATCTGTGATAGATGTTTTTGGCGGGTCGGGAAGCACTTTGATCGCGGCAGAAAAGAATGGAAGAATCGCAAGACTGATGGAAATAGATCCAAAGTATGTCGACGTCATTGTCAAACGATGGCAAGACTTCACAGGAAAAAAAGCAACCCTAGAATCTACTGGCGAACAATTTGATCTGGCATCCTAATGTCGGTAAACGTTGAAGCAGTAGCGAAGGCGCTAAACCTCACACCGCGCCGCGTACAGCAACTCAAGGCAGAGGGACTACCGACAGTAGGCCGCGGTCAATACGAACTCGGCCCATGCATGGCGTGGTATATCCGATACCTACAGGCTGCACTGGAAAAGCGCGGGCCGAACGTCAACCCAGACACGCCAGATTTATTAGCAGAAAAGACTCGGTTAGCGCGGGAGCAAGGCGACAAACTGGCTATCGAGAACGCGATCAGCCGAGGCGAACTCGTGTACCTCGATGACGTGGTAAATACTTGGGCCGACCATATATCGAGTGCTAAAGCAAAACTGCTGGCGATGCCGACGAAACTCGCCCCGCAGTTGGTGAACCAAACGAATGCAAACATCATCGCAGGACGTATCCGCGAGGAAGTCGACAACGCTCTCGTCGAACTCGCAGAGAATACCTCTCACGTCGAGCGTATCGAAAGCATTGAGCCGAGCAGCGAGAACGTGGAACCCGCCACCGAAACTGACGATTTCGGAATGGGCGAATCGATACCGGAAACTATCGAGTGAGAGCGCGGCCGAACCCGGCGTATGGCGCACCTCTCGAGCACCGTACCAACGCGGCATCATGGATGCCGTTACAGACGAAACGGTAAAAGAGGTCTGGATTCAGAAATCCGCACAGGTAGGCTGGACGGAGATCCTTAACAACGTGATCGGGTATCACGTTCACCAAGACCCTGCGCCGATGCTGCTCGTGCAGCCGACGCTAGAGATGGCCGAGTCGTGGAGCAAGGACAGATTCGCACCGATGGTGCGGGACACGCCAGCACTCGCCGAACGGATCGCAGACCCCAAGGCACGCGACAGCGGCAACACGCTGCTGCATAAGAAGTTCACAGGCGGGCATCTGACGGTGGCCGGCGCGAACAGCCCTTCTGGTCTAGCCTCGCGGCCGATTAGGATCGTGTTATTCGATGAGGTAGATAGATATCCATCGAGCGCGGGCACAGAGGGCGATCCGATCTCGCTGGGCCGAAAGCGAACGGCTACGTTTTGGAGTCGCAAAGTCTTGGCAGGATCGACCCCGACCATCAAAGGATCGAGCCGCATCGAGGCCGGTTTCGAGTCGGGCGACCAGCGGTTCTACTATGTGCCATGCCCGCACTGCGGCGAGTTTCAGCGGCTAGTCTGGGCACAGGTCAAATGGCCCGAAGGCCAGCCAGAGTTAGCCGAGTACGTCTGTGTGGCGTGCGGCGCTATGCTGACCGAGGCGGACAAGGCGGAGATGCTACAGGCTGGCGAGTGGCGCGGGAGCAAGCCATTCTCGGGTATCGCATCGTTCCACATAAGCGAGTTGTACTCTCCGTGGTCTACATGGGCGGAGATGGCGGTCGCATTCATTCAAGCGAAAAGGTTTCCCGAAACGCTGCAAACGTGGATCAACACGGCGCTTGGGGAAACCTACGAGGAACGCGGCGAACAGGTGGAGACGGTAGGACTCGCGCAGCGGCGCGAACCGTACACCGCACAGAGCATCCCACAACAGGTGCTCATGCTCACGGCTGGCGTAGACGTACAGGACGACCGGCTAGAGGTAACAATCGTCGGCTTCGGCAAGGACGAGGAGACATGGATTGTCGAGCACGGCGTACTGCGAGGTGATCCTGGCTCGGATTCGCTGTGGCACGATCTCGACGGATACATGGCTCGCAAACGCGAGACCGAGGACGGACGACCGCTACTGATCGAGGCACAGGCTATCGACTCGGGCGGTCACTTCACGCAACAAGTCTATGCCTACTGCGCTAAACGCAAAGCGCGGCGCGTGTGGGCGATCAAGGGAGCCGGTGGCTTCGGTCGGTTGATCTGGCCGAAGTCAGCGGGACGGGCAGGCAAAACCTCGGCGCAGGTTTTTATAGTCGGTGTAGATACAGCAAAAGATGTGCTGTACGGGCGCATGAAGCGCGTGCACCAACCGGGGGCGGGATATATTCATTTTCCCGTTTCGGTCGATGAGGTCTATTTTGACCAATTGACCGCCGAGACATTGATCTATCGCATGGTGCAGGGGCGGCGCGTGCGGTCTTATAAGCCTCGCTCCTCGGGCAGTCGCACGGAAGCCCTCGACTGCTTGGTCTACGCCTACGCAGCGTTTATAGGGCGCAACGGGCCGATGATATTGCCGAACCGAAAGGTCGAACCAGTTACCGAAACGCAAGTCACAGTACAACCGCAAAAACCACAACGTCGCCCCGTGCCTTCTCGCGGCGGGTGGATGAACGGATGGAGATAGAAGAATGCCAGACAAGAAAATTAGCGCACTGACATCGCTCGCCCAAGGAGACGTAGCCGCCTCAACGGACGTCCTCCCGATTGTCGACACGAGCGCAACGGAGACGAAAAAGATTACCGCCAGCGCACTAGTCGGCGCAGGAATGACTGCGGGTGTGACGAACGTCGACATCAACAGCGGCAGCATCGACGGCACAACCATCGGCGCAAACTCCGCCGCAGCGGGCACGTTTACTAACCTTACGGCATCGGGCACGGTGTCCTTTAGCGGCGCGACAGTCTCGAACGGCGGCGCGGTCACCACGATTGACATCAACGGCGGCACCATTGATGCCACAAGCATCGGTGCGAGCAGCGCATCGACCGGCGCGTTCACGACGCTTACCACCTCCTCGACCGTAACGCTCAACGGCGGCACCGCCAACGGCGTGTTGTACTTGAACGGCAGCAAGGTGGCGACGTCGGGGAGTGCGCTGACGTTTAACGGCACAAACACTTTTACAGTCATCCCCGCAACAGGAACTGCATATAACCGTACAGAAAGCACGCAGTACAGCACTTGGATGCAAACTGGTGCAGGAAATGCGAACGTATTTTGGGAATTTTCCGCTGGCACTCCGGTTCGTTGGGTAGACACTTCCGCCGGAGAGTTAATGCGCCTCAACTCCACGGGCCTCGGCATCGGGACGAGTTCGCCTGCTGCAAAATTACACGTTAGTAACGGAGTCAATACAGATAGCGGTAATTTTACGGGTCTTATTATTGGTGGTAGTG